TTCATTTCTTGCACGAAGAATTTCTTCTTGAAGTTTATCTTTAAGACTTAGGCTTTCTTTGGTATTGTTTGGATTAAGAGCATCTCCACGGGAAATGTAATCATTAGGGTTTGATATTTGTTCAAGCCATTTATTTAAAACTGCTTTTTCAACATCATCTGCTTTGGTTTCAACACTTGCTTTTAACTCTTTTTCTTTAGTTAATTTATCTGCAATTATTTCATCAAATGTTTTTTCTTTACTAGGTTCTTTTTGCTTTGCAGAAGCATTGTATTCTTTTGTCAATGAAGTAGACAAAGTATAATTTTCAGCACGCTCTTTTCTGAGTTTTTTATACTCCTCATTGTCCGTCTTTCCTTCATCTTCAAACTTGAGCATTTGATTGTCAACGGCACTGCGTCTAGAATTTAAATCATCTATTCTTTTCTTTAAAACTTCACTTTCCGCAGAAGCCATAGTTGCTTCTGGCGTAGCAGGTTCAGCCTTCTTAAGACCATCGTACTTGGCTTGAACAGCAGACTTATTAACAACATCATACATCTCAGCCTCTTTACCGTAGTCAGTCGCTCCAGTGCTTTCGTCTGTCTGTGTGTTCTCTTGATAGTTCTTGGCGTAATCAAACTGAATCAAAGCCCTAGCCTTAGTATCAGGGTTAAGTTCATTAGCGTTAGCGTTAGCAATTCTAGACCTGTACAGGTCGTGCCAAGCATTTAAATACTCTTCTTTGTCCGTTGCCTGAATCTTAGGATTAGCCGCAAGGAACTTATCTACTTCTCTTGAAGCCGCCGCCCTTTGCTCTGTGTAACTAGCATTAGGGTCGTACGGAGTAGTAATAGCAAGGTGAACATTATTAATGTTAGCCGTTGCTCCAAACTTAAGTTCATCAACTTGAGAGGCATTAATGCCTTGCTTGGTTTGAAACTCAAGGTTGTCCTTGTACATCGCAAGACGAGGTGCAATCTGTTGCATATACGCCTGTACACCAAGGATAGCCCCCTGCTTCTGACCCTGAGACATACTTCTAAACTTAGCAAGTTGGTCGATGTGCGGTTCAAATCCCTTAGCAAATCCAGCCATTTCTGGATTCTGAGCATAGGTGTCGTGGAAGTTCTGAAGGGTATTCCCGTAACTTTCAGCCTGTGCGTTTAGGATTTCATCCTTTGTGGCATTTTCGTGGTACTTCTCAATGCCTTTTGCAAGGTTTTCACCCATACTGCCAAGAGCATTGTTGTAGATGTTCCCGATATTTGCACCCGCTTCAGAGACTCCAGTAACAGGCGTAATGCCGTTCTGATATTGTTGAAACATTGCCATAAAATTATGCCATATTCCCGTAGTTGTTATAGTTTGAGCCGTAGTTCATACTAGCACCACCACCAGATAAAGAACCAACACTGCCATAGTTGCTCATTGAACTTCCATAGTTTGAAGCACCCATTGACCCCATTCCAAAGGAATCGGGAACAGCAGAACCTATGCCTGCGGTAGGAGGCATACTCATCATAGCACCACCAATAGCACCAGCCGCTTTGATTACACCACCAATCAATCCAGCCCTATTTTGAGCCGTAGCCATTCTAGCCTGCATTTCATTTTGCTGGTTAGCGGAAATCAATCCAGCGTTATATTGAGACTCTGGTTGGAATAACTTAGAGCCAAGACCGCCATACATTTGCTGGGCTTGAGCAAACATAGAAGGAGCAGAGAGTTGGTTCATCTGGCTCATCAAAGGAGTACCATACATAGACATAGCCTGTGTAGCGTTTTGCTGACCAATGCCATAAACCTGTCCTGCATATTGTCTTGCCCTATCCTCTCTCATATTTTGCATATTGTATGAGTTAAGAACTTCAGCCGCAATTGCTTGATTGCCGCTTTGCATACCCCTAGAAGCCATAGCCGCACGAGCAGACTGTTGAGCCATCTGGGTCTCTTGAGGGTTTAGGTTTCTGCCGCTGGCAAGTCCACCTGCCGCTTGAGATGCCATAGTGTTATAAAGACCCGCTGTAGTGGGGTCTAGGGTCTGTTGGTAGGCATTTCGGGCATAACCCCCCACCTGACCGTACAAACCGCCCTGAGAGGCAAGCATCTGCCCTTGGAGAGCCTCTGATTGTGGGATTGCGTTACCGTACAAGTTGCCAAGAGTCCCCATCTGTCCAGCAAGGGCTTGCTGTTGGACAGCCTGCCATTGAGGAATGTACTGATTTTCAGCATTAATCAGTTGACTTTGAATACCTGTCTGTGCTCCTAGAGCAGACTGCATCTCGCTTAGATAGTTTCTTGCTTCTGGTGCTTTTACTGATGTTCCCATTGTTATATATTGTTTAAAAGATTTATGTATTTATTTGATAGAACACGAACTTTGTCGTTCTGTATTCCTAGTTTAGTTTGAGTATCCCAGTTAGGGAAGCGTCTCTTAAATTTGTCAACAAGACCGACTCTGCCTTGTTTTGAAACAGAAAGCCAGTCTGATACAAAAAGAGGGTAATCTTTCTCGTCATTAAAGTCAACAATTTGACTGAATTTAAAGAAATCATCTCGCTCTGGGGACTTGCTTTTAACTGGGTAGGCAACGCCTATACCACAAAGTTCCGAATCATTCCATACCTCAAATAGATACCCAAAGCAAGCCGCCCAGCGGAGATATACCTTCATCTCAATTTCATTCCAACCAAAGCAATCTCTCTTACCAATACGCTTATTGGATTCGATAAAAGAAATTTGCTTATCAAAATTCATCGATTAGTATCCTACAGCAATAAACTTGCAAATGCCAGTATAGTTAGTATATATTCCTAATTGAGAAGTAGTAGTTTTTCCAGAAGTAGCCCAATCCATAACTGCGTATTCGATTGCAGAAGAATTACCACCATCTTCTGATGCATTTGCATACACAATAGCAGTTGTAAATGTAACTGCGAGTGGCACAATTTGAGGACTACCTAATGTACTTGAGCCGTTGCTAGTAAAAGTACCCCATTGAATAGTAAACCCATTATCAAGTTTAATGTATCCGTTAGCGGTTAATGCAACTGCGTTGATAGGGTTAAACGACTGCCAAGCACTTCCGTTATATATTTCGCTGAAAGATATGGTAGAGTTATATCTCATATCTCCAGTAACTGGAACAGCAGGACGCTGACCAGTTGTTCCAACAGGAATCTTCATTGAAGATGTAGCATTAAATGTAGTTCTTGCACTTAATGTAACAGGGCTTGCAAATGTTGTTGTTCCGCTTGGAGCATTAAAGTAAATCCCACCATTAGATGTAAGAAAATTTATGCCTTGGTCGGTAGAAACTTCTATACTGGAACCAACAGTAGAATGGTTATCAAGATAAATTACTGGTGCATCTAATCTAATTTCAGTATTTGCTGTTAAATTAATTGCTCCAATTGAATTAGAAATAGCACCAGTAACAATATTATTACCAGTAAGTAGAGAATTCTTAAGTTGCGTTTTCTTTAACAAACCAGAAACAGGGTCAACAATTAAAGCGTACTCATTACCAGTAAGTGTAGGAAAGTTTGTTTGTGCAGTTACAGCCGAAGGGTCAAGAATGGCGGCATCAACCATAGAATTTAATCCAGAGGCTGTGACAATTTCCCCAGCAACCCAAGCAGGAGATTTACCGTTTATAATTTGTGGCATATTATTTCTTTGATATTAAGTTTTTACTCTTTTGGCTGGCGTAAGCATAGACCGAGCGAATGAATGGTCGGAAGTTTCCTATGAATTGGAATCTAAGTCCAGTACCAAATTTGCGAATAGGTGTTCTTCTTGTCTCGTCATTGTCATAAGAAGAAGTGTAATTGTCAATCAAAGCATAAGAATCCTCGTTTGACACATCGACATATGTAGCGATTTCTGAGCCAATCTGAAAATCAAAGTCTATTTCGGCTGAACTAAACCGTTTGTCATTATAAGACCCAAATGTATATCTTCTTGTCTTTAGTGAAGAGTCTATTGTAACTGGGCTAAAAGCCGTAGGCTCTAATCTAGCACCCTCAGAGTCTAGTTTAAATGTAGGGTCATCGCATTTAGGTTTTCCAAGTTGAGCACCATATTCATCGTAATCTAATTCCTCCGTCAAGAAAACACCCTCGTTTGAATCAATAATAAACAAGCGTCTAATGTTGTCTTTCTTGGCAATAACAAAATTAAATACATCAATGCCAGCGGGGTATGTATCTACAGACTCCCAAGCATTAAGAATGAAATTATAAATAAGAACGGCGTTGTTCGTAGTAGATGAGTCCAGAGGGACAGCAAGGTAATAACGATTATCCCAATAAACAGCCACAGAACGATAAGCATAACTTCTGTTGATTCGGCTAATAACATCATTAATTGGGGCTGAGATAGGTTGTGCGGAAGTCAACAACCGCATAGACTCGTTAGAGCCAACCTGTGTAGGGTTCATTGCATATACCCCATTGTCTGATAGGAAAATTATCCCACCATTGGCTTGTACAACGCTACGCTTTGCCATACATCCAACATCAGTAACAAGCGTTTTAATGAAGCAGTCGGTAGAAAGAGCATCACCAGTAGCATATCTTCCAACACCAGTATTTACATAGAATATGCTATGACGCATAAACACCGTGAACTCATTGAGCGTCCAAGGAGCAATAGATATGATTTCGTCGTTGCCTCCGTTGTTAAAGGTAAATGCATCAAGAATACCCCAATGTTCGTAATCAAGGTAATTACTGACGCCAACCGTGTCTCTATTTCTTAGCGTGTTTGGTTCGCTGTGATATTTGCCTTGAGCAATAAGTCTATTGCCATAATAAAGTAAACCAGAGCAATTAGGGAATTCGTGACCAACCGTAGGGCTATTTGGAAGTACTGTAATAGTGACTCCCATATCCCAAACAAGTGGACGCTTGCTAAACCCTCTAGTAATAAATACCTTATCAATCGCTTGAATTACATCACATCCGTCTGAAGTTGTGATTGTTTGACCAGCAGGAAAATTAACAGGCAGAGCAAGAACCTCTGTTTGAGGATTATAATACCACAATTTATTCGTAGTCACCATTACTATGATTTCTTGACCAGTTGTGTCTATGTATGTGCAAGTGCCATAGATATCAAGACCGACCATAGCAGTCTTAGTTTTTCTCTGCAATCCACGCCTAGGGGTAGCAACTCCTCTGTCTAGACGGTAATTAATCGACTCTGACACATAGCCCTCTTGCAATGACGAAGGATTGTCACGGCTGTTTAAGCCAATGAATCCTTTGTCACCATCACGAAGATATGTGCCAGTTTCAGCCATTAGTCTTTAGACTTTAGTTTGCGTAGGACTTCTTTTCCCCATTGAACTTTCTTAGACTCAGCGTTCTTAACGCCAGAGTAGAAACCAGCAATAAACAGCACAGCCGCAAAAGTAAGATATAAAAGGAATTCAAACATAAAATTAGTCAATATACCAAGTGTTCCCTGCAACCTTTACAAGTCGTGTAACATATCTTGGAATTGTATATGAGGCTGAACCGCTACCATTAATTATAGGGCTTCCAGATGAGCCTTGAGCAACAAAGTTTACAGCAAGGTTTTCAGTAACTATAACAAACTCAGTTCCAATTGCAAAATTAACAGTACCATCATCTGGTACACTAATAGTACTCATACTTCCAGTAATGCAAATAAGTTTATTTTCATCCCCTGCCGCAAGAGTAATAGAAGTACCAACAACCTGCCCTCTTGGGAATGGAGCCTTAGTTAGTGTGCTAGAGTTTGGGAATGTAATTGCAGTATCCGAAATACTAATTCCAGACCCTGCTCCATCTTGTAAACGCAATGTGTTTGTAGATTGCGTCCACTTAAATGTATAATTGCCAGACCCCATATAGTAACCATTAAAATTACCAGTAAGGTCAATATTAGTAACCGAAAGCCCAGCAGATGTAATGTAATTTAGCCCTGTGACATAAGTGCTGACATCTCCAGCCGTCTGATATCCAAGCCCTGTGACATAACTTGTGAGGTCTGTCTGGGCTGTCAAAGTGCCAGTTATAGAACCCCAAACACCCCCACCACCACCGCCACCAGAAGCGATAGCCCAAGCCGCATTTTTACGAACATATTCATTCCCGTTAGAAGGAGCATCGGTAAGATATCCTTGTGATGTAACATAGGATTGCGTGGCAAACCCGCTAATCGAAGCCCCAGAAGGAATAGTAACCGTTCCCGTAAAGGTAGGACTGGCTTTAGGTGCATAAGTTGAAGCCGCCGATGATGTCGTTAGGTACGATGACATTCCAGATAGAGGCTGGTAGGTGCTACTAGCGGTAGCAGAAGTCAAATAACCAGAGATAGACGCTCCAGAAGGGATAGTTACTGTTCCTGTGAAAGTAGGACTAGCCTTGGGTGCATAGGTTGTACTAGCACTAGAGGTAGTTAAGTAAGAAGCCGAAACCCAAGTTTGAGTTGCAAGCGTTCCAGCGTTAATTTCATCAATTTTGGCTTGAGTAATCTCATTGCCAATTTCGACTACATTTGCGGGGAGATTCGGACTGATGCGGACAGACATATTGCGGAATTAGGTTGGTTAAGATAAAAAGAGATAACTCTCATTACACAACCGAATACGCAAGATGAACAGGGGTAGCCGCCGCAGAAGCAACAACACGGATAATACCATTGTAGTTATCGATATTGAAGAAGGTCGCAGGTTGAAGCACAATTCCGACAGAATCTGTGGCTGACATAATAACCGTAATAGTAGCGGCGGCAGACTGGTTCTGGATAATAGTGCTAATACGCTTTTCACCAACGCCACCCGCTGGCTGAAGAGTGACAATAGAAGTGCCAACAGAAGTTGTGCTGTGGGCAAATGTCCGTAGGAACGGAGATGATGTTTGAATTATTGACATAAAATTAGTAAGTGTTTCTCATATTGATTCTTCCAAACTGACCTTGCTGACGAAGGAACTTGTCGTATTCTTGTTCAAGAATTTGATTAGCCTTTCCTTCAATTGTAGTAGCCTCGTTAATCATTGTCTCAGAGACATACCAAGAAGCGGCAGAACCCCAAGATAGGAACGAGCCGAATATGTACGGAATCTCGATTTTCTCCCAGAGTGTAGAGTGAGTAGTTGGGTTTTGTCCTGCTGATGTAGAAACAGTAAGGCAGGTGTAAAAGTTACCGCTGTGAGGTCTTCCAGCAACAGGCGTTAAGGAACCTGTGCTAGAGCCAGAATCAAAGTAGATTTGACTACCTTGATAGTACGGGATGCTGGCAACATAAGGGTCACCAGTTAAAGTAGGGCATTTAAGCCTGTATTGATATGTTCCTGTAGCAACAATGCTAGGAAGGATAACTCTTATTTCAGAGCCAGTATTGTAAATCTGATAGTCAAACTGCACGGCTCTTGAAGAGTCTTGCGGGTTTCTATTCCAGACACCAAGAATTTCAGACGCATCCGCTGAAGGCACAAAGTAGTTTGTACCACTTGCATCTTGTGTTGTAGCCACATCATCGATGCGACAGACATCAGACCAAGTATTTGATTCCCAAGCCTCACGGAGTCGTGAGTGGGCAAAGTCACGGAACTGAGCAAATGTCTCATCCGTTATGTTGTGACGGTCATTCCCAGAGAACTGGAGTGCATCAAATAGCACTTGGCTGAAATCAATAGTTCTCATTTGGTAATATATCCGTCAGCAGTAAATATGGCTCCGTTGACGCAAGCCTTTTTTGAATAGTTCTTAACAGCAGTCTCGGGGTTGTCTCGTAGGAATTCTCGCATAAATGTCTTATCCTCCCAGCACTCGTAACCAAGGCGTTGACCCCAGTAATGCCACGCTTGAACAGGAATAGATGCAATCTTTTGTCCGACACCCTCAATACCTTTGTTTTCATTAAAACGGTCAAAATGACCAGCCTGTTTTGCAACGGCTTTCATCTTCACCTCTTCTTGCCTCCAACCACGGATAAGTTCCTCCTGCACCCGCTTTTGCAGATGAGGAGGAACCACCTCAGCCAGACCTCGTATAAAGTCTGACATCCGTTAATTAGGCTGTGAAGTCAAACACGCCGAAGGCAAGCGGGTTGTAGACGCAGAGTCCAGCAACCGCTTCAATCATACGGGCTTCACCACCACCAGAGTTAGGCAGAGCCGTCACGCCAGCAACATTGCCACCGTAGCGAACTTCAACTTGGTCGAAGGGGATGACATAACCACCGAAGGTATTGCCAACTCCAGAAGCGACCTTGAGGAAGTGCGAGGGGTGCAGACGAAGTTTACCGAAGTCACCTTCAAACACATCGACAGACGAGATGTACGACTGGGCATCCGATTCTCTGTTAAGAGTGCGGATAGCGGTCATCGGGGCTGTGCCTGTGCCTTGGGTTGTGGTGTAAGCGAGGTTCGTGAACGCTCTCTTGAGGGCAGAGCCGCAAAGGAGGTCGAAGTCACGATACTGACCTGTCTGGGTGTAGATGCCTGTGAGGACATTCTGCACGACAGTTTCAGTCAGAGCCGCTGTTCCAACCGTTGTGCGGTTAGCCGTAGGGGTAGCAAACTGGGTGTCGTAGGGAAGAACTGTGTCAACGGTCGCTGTCGGCTGAAGCCACTTGTCCAGACCACGGGTGATGTAGGCATTTGTGCCGTTGTCCAACTGTGCTCCCTGCGTACCGCAGAAAGTGGACTCCATATCACGCTTGAGGGC